GTAAAAGGGTATAATGATGCTGGGCGTTTAACTTATAATCAAAATCCTCAATATTCAGAGTTAACAACAGATATTGCTAGTAATGCTCTTTTTGTCAATGGACCAAATGCAAAAGTACCTAAACCTTATTTGGGTGTAGATAGGTGGATGAAGTCGGCACATGCCGGTATGCAATTTTATTATAAATCAATGAATTATCCTTTTTACAGTGAGTCAAATAAATTAACTTATTTACCTAATTATCATCTCAATGAAAGTGCAACTGGACTATTTGAGGATTATGGGCCTTTAGCAGCAAATAGCTAATTGTAGAATTATATTATATTATTTTATCTTGTATAATAATCTCAACCAAATTACTACTTTTATAAATATTATGTATTATCTCAGAATCGCTTAGAGATGATTCACTAGTTTCAGAAACAGGATATTCCCATTGATCTTCCTCTAGAAGTTCTTCAATAGGCAATGGAATATGTTCATCAACAAAATGTTCTTCATTATTTGATTCTGGTTCTAATTCTACTTCTTCATTAATTGTTTCTAACAAAACAGTTAGATTTGAAATACTTTCACTTTTACTTTCACTTTCACTTTCACTTTCACTTTCACTTTCACTTTTAACATTTAACTTATTTTTAAAATCTTCAAATACTTTTGTGTATATTTTTTTAATTTCTAATTGTACTTGTGTTTGTGTATTAGTTAAATGTATTTGACTTTGACCTTGACTTTGACTTGAACTTTTAGATAAAAAATAATTGTTATTTGTTTCATAATTAAAACGACTTGTCATTTATAAGATATAATTATATTATTTTTATCAGCAAATATAATATAATATAATTTATAATAAATCAACAATGTCTTTACAAAAAAAACCTATTTCAGCAATAGCAGTATTCAATGGAAAAATAAAAGGAATTGTTAAATTTAAAGAGGATCTTGTAAATTCTTCAATTATTATTGATATTCAATTATCTGGATTAAAGAAAAACGCTGCTCAAGGATTTCATGTACACCAGTCAGGAGATTTAAGCGAACAATGTGAAAGTTTATGTGCACACTTTAATCCATATAAAAAAAATCACGGTTGTCCTGGAATGAAAGATCGTCATGTAGGCGATTTGGGAAATTTGATGTCTGATAAAAATGGTAATGTAAATATAAAAATGTCTGATAATTTTATTAAACTACGTGGATCTCTTGCAAATATTATTGGTAGAGGTCTTATTATACATGCAGATGAAGATGATTGTGGTTTAGGAATTAATGCTGCTAGTAAAGTAAATGGAAATGCAGGAAAAAGAGTAGCTTGCGCAATTATAGGATATTCAAAAGAAAACTTTTGTTGAAATTAATAAGCGATAAGCAATAAGCGATAAACAATAAACAAAACAGAACAAAGTTAGGGGATCATAAGGGGATTTATCCCCTTAACCCTTATCTAAGTAGCATAAGCTAAACCACAGTTTCCACCAATAAATATGACTTCATTTATTCGTTCTTCAAACAAATACATGTCAAAGTTGTAATCATAAATTCTCCAAGTCGGTTTATTAATTCCAATAATATTTCCAGTTTCAGGATCACAAATAGTTAAACTTTGCGCCAACGGATCCAATGGCGGTATAATAGTAGTAAATTCAAACTCTATTTGATTAAATCTGCTCATATTAATAGCACCAGATGGTTGCAAATCATAAGGAGACGTATGTAAACCGAAATTATAACAATATAATCCATCTGGTGCATTACCACTTGTTCTTGTATATTTTTCTATGTAATTATATACACCAGCCGGTTGTATATTTTCACGATAAGAACCATCTAACAAAATCCCCAGACCAATCAAAATATCTTTATCATTATCAGGCGAATACGTTTGAGTAATCATCCAACCTGTTAATTTTCCATTTACATTAACACCAGGACCAATATAAGTGGCTGTTCCATTTCTTGAAACCAAATACGTACCATCGGTTGGCGCCTGTACGAGATCCTTAGGTAAATAACTATAAGGCCAATTGGTGTAATTAGACCATTCATTTCTTAAATTCGCATCACTTCTCTGAAAATAAAATAAATAATCAGAAACCATTCCAATTGAATCTAATTGCACTTTATTTGCTCCAGTAACATTGTAAAATTTCGTTTCATGTACTTGTTTAATTAAATACTTTTGTTCATTCAAAGCAAATAGTCTTTCTTCATCATTAGATAAAAAACAATAGGTACAATTCAAATGTATATCCGCATTCCATATTGTTCTTATATCTGTAAAAGAATCTATTCCTAAGTAAACATCCGGTGGAGGTTGTAAAAACCGATATAATTGCATGTAAAATAAATTGAAATTTGGAGCAACATAAGGAAAATTATTTATTTCATCTAAAATATCTCTTATTTGAAATATTTGATTGATTGGTTTGAATGTTATATTTATTTGAAGTTCGTTATATTGCAAAGATGTCAAAGGAAACGCCATTTGGCTTTTTAAACTGAACCAATTATTTAATGGTATATATAAGATTCGTCCTCTAATAGATGGTTCAGGACCAGCAGGACTATCATTATAATAAGTATTTGGATAAGAATTGGATCGCGATCCAGAACTACCAGGATTATTCAATTCAGGAACATTTCCAATCATTTTATCAAATAGTGCCTTTTTTTCAGTATTAAAATCTCTTTGTACTGCGGCAAGTAAATAGTCGCCTGAATATTCTTGAAGTGTATAATTTCCACATGTAATGGAGATTTTATTGATCATTTTAGCACCTATGTTTTCAATCCATTTGAATTCATAGGGAGCCCATTGTCCTACATCATTTTGACCAGCTAGATCACTCTCTAAAGTTCTTTCTCTTGGAGGAAAAATACCGCTCCATATATTCGGTAAAGTAACAGATAAATAAGTATCCATTAATAAGTCCGCGTATCTGGGAATTTTGAATGTAAAATAGGATTCATCAGTTAAACGCAGAGTTTTAGAACCTTCGTAATCTACGCGAAATTTTTGCAGACCAAAATTAGTATATTGTGCATAAGTGCTTTTAAAAAAAGTTTTTGTAGGATTTCCATTTAATATAATATTTTGTTGACCCGCAGAAACTAAATTCATTAGACCACCAGCCATATTTAAGTTATATATTAAAAATATATATTTAACTTTAAATATATATTTTAATATCATTTATTTCATTCATTTTCATTTTATTTTATAGAATACAAAAAATAAGGAGTAATATATAATAAAACAATTAATAAAATCAAATTTGTATTAAAAGTTAAATTATTTAACCAAGAACCTATCAATATACTAGAAATCATCATTAAAGCATCCGCAATTAAAATAGTAAATCCGACTTCATTTCCATAATTTTTAAAAGTATCCAACATTTTACTATACCCTCTTGGAATGACATTAAATAAAACCGCAAATAGTAAATCATGTGTAACTTGAATACACACAGCTAATATACAAAATAAAATAATATTGAATTTATTAAATATAAAAGGATACAAAAATCTTGTTAGAATTATTCCAATCATAATACTTAAAACATCTGTTAAAATCGCAGATAACCCATATTTATTATACCATTCATTGAGGGATTTGATATTAATTTGTCTAAAAACTACTCTAGATAAAACAAATAAATCGGTTATAATGATTGCATTTAGAATAGGAAGATAATTAGATGTATTTGAAAAATTAGATATATTATTGATAATCATTATAATATATTCTTTTATTATTTATTATAAATATAATATAATATAATATAAATTATAATTATGTCTGATAATTCAACTGATAAAAAAAATATAACAACAAAATTAATGAATTACATGGCTAATCTTAAGGAGTCTACCATGATTTTGATGTTAGTCATTGTAATATTTGTAGTTATTTTATTAACACTTTTATATTATTTTTATATGAGAAATTTACCGACTAAAGAGTGTAATTCAATGGATGCTCTTTACAGCAAATTAAATGGGAAAATAAGATCCATTAATTCCGCTGATCCTCAATGTAAATATTTATTGAGAGATTATTATATTAAAACCGCTTACAATGCATGTAGCGGCGGTTCGTATAAAAATGATTTTGTAAATACATGTGTTTTAAAAGATTTATTAAAACAAGGTGTTAGAGGTTTAGATTTTGAGATTTATTCCATAGATGATAATCCTGTTGTCGCGACATCAACTGCAGATAGTTACTTTATCAAGGAAACTTATAATTTTGTTAGTTTTAGTGATGTAATGAATATAATTAGAGATTACGCTTTTTCCACAGGAACAGCACCTAATTCAGCGGATCCAATTATAATACATTTAAGAATCAAATCACAAAACCAAAAAATGTATCAGAATTTTGCGAAATTATTAGAAAATTACCATAATTTATTATTAGGTAAAGAATATAGTTATGAAGATCAAGGGAAAAATTTGGGCGAAACAAAATTGTTAGATTTAGCAGGAAAAGTAGTTATCTTAGTAGATAGAATTAATAATTCCTTTTTAGAATGTAAAGAATTTTTAGAATTTATAAATATGACTAGTAATTCATTATTCATGAGAGCATTGAATTACTATGATGTTGCATATAGTCCTGATA